TGGGTCGCGCCCGCTTGATCTCGCGCACTGATGGTTTAAAAACGTGGCACTGAAAACAGAAAGGTTGGCAATGAGCGGAAAAGTGGCGGGGGCTGGTAAGGCCGGTGGCATGGTGGTGGTGGAGAGGCAAATTGATGAGCTGAAAGCGGCTGATTACAACCCACGGAAACTGAGCGAAGAGCAGCGAGCGCAGATTGAAGCGTCGCTTTCGCGGTTCGGGTTTGTGGATCCGGTGATTGTTAATGTGCATCCGAAGCGGCGTAACCGGATCGTGGGTGGGCACCAGCGGGTGACGGTGGCGCAGGGGCTGGGGCTCGAGACGGTGCCCTGTGTGGAGGTGAGTCTTACACTGGCGCAGGAGCGGGAGCTGAATATCCGGCTGAATAAGAATACGGGTGAGTGGGACTTGGACGCGCTGAAGGAACATTTCGACGCGGTTGATTTGAGTGAGTGGGGGTTCGGTGATGATGAGCTGTCGTTTTTCGATGATGCGCCGGAGCCTCCTGACCCACCGGACGCGGGGGATAAGTACCAGGAGCAGTACGGGGTGATTGTGATATGCAAGGATCAGGGGGAGCAAGAGAAGGTTTACAACAGTCTGATGGAGGCGGGGTATAACGTAAAGGTGGTGGCAACATGAAAATCAAGGTGCGGAACAAATGCAGTGACTTCTCGTCGTACAGGGCGGCAAGGGTAAAGTCGTTGTTCAACGCGGAGAGCGGGTGCAATTTCTCGCTTGATGCGGATTTGCCGGTTGATGACGGGGGCTGGAAGATAGGGCTGGTGGTCGGGCCGAGCGGGAGCGGTAAAACAAGTATCGGAAAAAAGATGTTCGGGGGCGGTAAGATTTATGATCCGCAGGACTGGCCGGATGATAAACCGATTGTTGACGCGGTTACGCCGGGTGGGGATTTCAATGATGTTACGGCGGCTTTCAGTGCTGTCGGGCTGGGGGATGTTCCCGCGTGGCTGCGGCCGTTCCCGGTACTGAGTAACGGGGAGAAGTTCCGGGCGAACCTTGCGCGTTTGATTTGTGAGGCTCCGGACGAGGTGATCGTGGATGAGTTTACCAGCGTGGTCGACCGGCAGATTGCAAAGTTTGGTGCGCTGGCTTTCCAGAAATCGTGGAGGCGGGGCGGTGGTAAGTGCGTCCTGCTTTCCTGCCACTATGACATTATTGATTGGGTAGAACCGGACTGGGTGTTTGACACCGCGACCGGCAAATACTCAGGGAGGTGTCTTTGGCGACGCCCGAAATTCGGCCTTGAAATTTTCAAGACGGACGGGAGTTACTGGCCAATGTTTGAACCGCATCACTATCTGAAGTTACCGCGTATGGTGGCAGCGGCTTATTACGTGGGGGCTGTAGACGGTGAGCCGGTTTGCCATGTTGCGTTTGCACCGCGTTTGGATGTTGGTGGTATGCGTGCCTGCCGTATGGTCGTTTTACCGGAGTGGCAGGGGGCCGGTGTCGGTACGCGATTTCTAAACTGGCTTTGCCAGTGGCATATAGACGGGCACGGCCCGTATGGAAAAAGGGCGGCCAAGGCGGTTTATTTTCACACATCTCATCCGGGGCTTTGCTCCGCCTTGCGTAGAATGCGGCAATGGCGGCAGGTATCATGCAAATTATACGGAGCCAACCGGGGTAAATCTCTCAAATCAATCAATAAATCGGCTGTTAAGAATGCCTCTAAAAATAAATGCGGCCCTCCCGGCGCGGCTGGCTATGGGGGGCATTTTCGGGCGGTGCAGGGGTTTAAGTATGTGGGGGGCGTGAAATGAAACGGGTGAGGGTTTTGCTGGCGCGTGGTTTACGGGCTTTGGCGGGTTGGGTAGAGCCAAAAGCGGAGCGGCCTAGCCTTTATGAGATTTATACGGGGGAGAGGCTGTGAGAATCGTACTGGTTGGGCAGAAGCGGTTCGGGCAGGAGGTGCTTTACATGCTGCTGGGGGCGGGGCACGAGGTTGTTGCGTGCGCGTGCCCGGCGGGCGGCGAAGACGATAAGACGTGGATCGGCTGCCAAAACAAGGGGGTGCGAGTGATCCCCTCGGGAACTTTAAACGCGTCTACACTGCCGGCGGGTGTTGATTTGATTGTGGCGGCGCACTCGCATGACTTTATCGGGCGCGCAACCAGAAACGCTGCGCGTTACGGGGCTATCGGTTATCACCCTTCGCTGCTGCCTCTGCACCGGGGCCGGGATGCTGTGCGCTGGGCGGTTAAAATGGGGGACCGTGTTACTGGCGGATCGGTGTACTGGCTGAGTGATACGGTTGACGGCGGTCCGGTGGCTGCGCAGGACTGGTGCTTTATCCGCCCGGATGATGATGCGCTGTCGCTTTGGATTCGTGAGCTTTCCCCTATGGGTGTCCGGCTTTTGCGTGATGCTGTTGCGGCTATATCTTCGGGGCGTGTGCCTTACCGTGAGCAGGACCATAGCCTTGCGACCTGGGAGCCGTCAATGGATGGAGCGCCACGACTTTACAGGCCGGATTTGCTTCAAATTGGCGGCAACGGTTTAGTGTTTACGGAGTAACAGGGGTTTGTGATGGGTGAGGGGCCGGATTTAGGGGAGTTGGCGGAGAGGGCGCTTAAGGCTGATTTGGCGAATGTGCTGAAGAAGGTTAAGGCGGGGAAGCCGTTGACGGATCAGGAGCGGCGGCTGCTGCGCTCGCAGCAGGATGCGGCGAAGGCCCCGGAGGAGCGGGTGTGGCTGGCGAATGTGGATGAGATTTGTGATGTGTTCGGGATCTCGCGGCGGTCGTATCTGCGGCGGTCGAATGAGCCGGGGTATCCCCGGAAGACGAAGAAGGGCTATAGTGTTGAGGGGGTGCGGAAGTTCCTGGAGAAGTTGGGGCTGGTGGAGGCGGTTGATGATGAGGCGCTGAATAAGGATGTGGAGAGCGCGAAGCGTATCCGGGTGCAGCGGCTGATCGGGGAGGTTGATCTGGCGCGGAAGCGGGGGGAGCTGATTTCGCGGGATGACCATAACCGGGAGCTGCTGACGCTGGTGAATATTTTTTCGACGGGGCTGATGGAGTGGACGGCGCGGGTTACGGCGGACTTCCGTAAGCAGCCGGTGGTGGTGGCGGCGGCGGAGCGGGCGGCGGATGATTTGCGCCTGGCGCTGAAGGAGGCGATGGAGGCGGAGGCGGAGCGGATTCGCAAGGCGGCGGAGGTGGCGGAGTGAGGCCGGGGGAGATGTGGCGGAAGATGGCGGGGATGATCGCGCCAAGGGTGAGGCTGGCGATCTGGGATTGGGCGGAGCGGAATATCGTCTATCCGCAGAAGTACAAGGCGCTGGCGCCGGGGCCGTATTCGGTGGCGCGGACGCCGTTCTGGAAGGGGCCGATGGATGATCTGCTGGATCCGGCGGTTAAGGAGGTGTGGATTCTGAAGAGTGCGCAGGCGGCGTGCTCGGAGAATATGATTCTGATGCCGATGCGGTATGCGGTGGAGTGTCTGGCGCTGACGATGGTGTATATCGGGGGGGCGGTGAAGGCGACGGAGGAGTATATCCGGGAGCGGATCAAGCCGGGGTTGCAGCTTTCGGCGGGGTTGCGGTCGCTGTGGCGTGAGGCGGATGTGGTGGAGCATAACGTGTATTATCCGCATTGCATGGTGGTGTGCGGGTGGTGCTCGGACCCGAATATTTTCAAGATGCGGCCGGTGGACTGGGCGTTTGCGGATGAGGTGAGTGTGTGGGGTACGTATGCGCCGGAGGCGTTGCGTAAGCGGGTTTCGACGCGGCCGTTCTCGAAGATCATTGGGATGAGTTCGATGGACGGGAAGCAGCGGCGGCCGACGGAGGAGGACCCGATCTGGGTGGAGTTTCAGGATACGGATCAGCGGTACTATTGGCTGCGGGACCCGGTGACGGGGAGCCGGTTCCGGTTTGAGATGGGGTGGCGGGAGAAGGATAGTGAGACGGAGCGGCCGTGGGGGCTGAAGTGGGACCGGGCGGCTGATCTGGGTGACGGGAAGTATGATATGGCGCTGGTGCGCGCTTCGGCGCATTACGTGACGCCGGATGGGTCGGTGATTGATGAGGTGACGCGGGACCGGTTGATGCTGGAGGAGGCGGGGGCGGAGTGGGTGGCGGAGCGGCCGGATGCGCCGGAGGGGAAGCGGGGTTATTATATTTCGAGTTTCTACATGCCGTGGATTTCGTTCGGGGATATTGCGTGCAGTTATTTGTCGGCGCTGAAGCGGGGGCCGCAGACGCTGCGGACGTGGATCTATGAGAATGTGCCGGGGGTGTGGACGGGGGAGACGACGGGGGCGGAGGCGACGGAGGTGGAGCAGCGGCAGGGGCCGTATGGGATGGGGGAGAGTTTTTCGCGGTCGGCGGAGCCGGTGGGTGACGGGGAGGTTTCGTTCGCGGAGTTTTACGCTTCGGCGCGGCGTATCCGGTTTATGACGGTGGATGTGCAGCGGGATCATAAGTGGTGGTCGGTGCGGGAGTGGGTGACGGGGGGGGATTCGGGGTTGGTGGCGTATGGGGCGTGTGTGCGGTATTCGGAGGTTGACGAGCTGGCGCGGAAGTACGGGGTGGCGAAGGTGTTTGTGGATGCGGGGGATGGTGATGAGCAGTGGGATATCTACCAGGCGTGCCTGCAGTTTCGGTTCATTCCGACGCAGGGGGTGGAGAATCTTGATGAGCCGTTCCGGGATGTGACGATTGATCCGAAGACGGGGAAGCATACGGCGCGTCTGCGGGGGAGCTCGCGCAAGGGGCTGATTACGGTGCTGCGGTTCCGTACGAGCCCGTTCAAGCATAAGCTGCTGCAGCGGGTGACGGGGAAGCCGGGGCCGAGGTGGTGGGTGTATTCGGGGATTGAGCGGGGGTATTGCGAGCAGTTGTCGAGTGAACAGTGGAATGAGCAGGTGCAGCAGTGGGAGACGCGGGAGGGGATTACGCGGAACCATTTGTGGGATTGCGAGGTGTACCAGATGCTGGCGGCGGTGCGGTTCGGTTTTGCGGAGGGGGTGGAGTGAGAGCCGGGGCGCGAGCGGCCTTGGTGAGCTAGGGGAACTATGCCGGCAAGGATGGGAGGGGGTATGGCGAAGGGTAAGAAAATGGTGGTGGTGCAGCGGGCGGTCGGGGATTTGAAACCGGCGGATTACAACCCGAGGAAGCTTTCGGAGCCGCAGCGGCGGCAGATCGAGGAGTCGCTGAAGCGGTTCGGGTTTGTGGATCCGGTGATTGTGAACACTTACCCAGGCCGTGAGGGTGTGATTGTGGGCGGGCACCAGCGGTGCAAGGTGGCGAAGGCGCTGGGTTTTTCCCAGGTGCCGTGTGTGGAGGTGTGGCTTTCGCTGGAGCAGGAGCGGGAGCTGAATGTTCGTCTGAATAAGAATACGGGTGAATGGGATATCGAGGCGCTGCGGGAGCATTTCGAGGCGGCGGACCTGAAGGTGTTCGGGTTTGATGATAATGAGCTGAAGGGGATTTTCATCACGGCGGAAGAGGAGAAGATGCCGACGTTTGATGATCTGGGGGAGAAGAGCCCGAAGTTGCAGGCGTTTATTGACGCGCGGGAGAAGAGCCGGGACCGGGGGAAGGATAAGAGCGAGGTTAATTTCTGGCTTTGCATGGTGTTCCAGAGCCATGCGCAGAAGGTGGAGTTTCTGGGGAAGTACCCGGAGCTGAAGACGGTTTACGGCATGTATTGCGACGGGGAGGCGTTTGCGGAGTCTATCGGGGCGGCGGTGACGCCGAACACGCAGAAACCGGTGGCGAATCCAATTGACAAAGAGCTTTCGGGGATGGTGATGCCATGACGGCGCGCCGCAAACGGGAGCCCGCGCCGGCGGTACCGGCAGAGACAGGAGGCCAACCATGGCACGCCGAGTCAGATACGGCCAGCGAGGGCCGAAAACTGGTGGGGGCGGCGGTTCAGGGGGCTGAACCACCGGACGCATCCAGCCGGTTATGCGCGGAGATTTCGCGCATCTCCGGCGGGGTGTGTTTTCTGGGGTTTTCCCGTGGCAAGGATTCGATCGCGGCCTGGCTGCGGTTGAAGCAGTTCTTTCATACGATCATTCCGTTCCATTGCGCGAGTGTGCCCGGCCTGGCGTTTGTGGATGATTCGCTGGTGTATTATGAGCGGGTTTTTGAAACGACGATTTTGAGGTTCATGGATGGGGCGTGTCTTGACGGGGTGGGTAATCTTTTCTGGCAGCCACCGGGAAGTGAGGAGGCGGTGAACGCGCTGGAATTGTGGCAGTTCGATAAGCACGACATTATTGATTATTTGCGGCGGGAAATGAACCTGCCTGAAGCCTGGTGCGCGTTTGGGATCAATATGACGGACAGCCTTGATAGGCGTATCTGGGTGGAGAAGGCGGGGGGGCGGAACGACAACTACAAGACGTTTTACCCGTGTTATGATTGGAAAAAGGTGCAGATCGTGCAGGTGATAAAGGAGGCGGGTATCATGCTACCGAAGGACTACACGGCGGCGAACCGCACGTTTGCCGGTCTCCCGGCGTACCGGCACCTGGCGCATATGCGGGAGTGGGCTCCCGATGATTATGAGCGGCTGAAGCTGCTGTACCCGATGGTGGAGGCGGAGCTGGCACGGCAGGAGTTCCGGCGGGCTAAAGGTCCGGGCACTCCCAGAGCGACAGCCGCCCTGGGCATGGTATCGGCTCGGGCAATTGCCTGACGGAGCCGATGACCCAGCAGAGGGGTCCGCTGATGTACTGATCTTGATCCGGGTAACGGGCTAGGGCCTCCTCCCAGGTGATGACCTCGACGATGTCCATTACGGCGATGATGGCGCCGCCCTTGCCGCAACGGTGCAGGGCGATGGGGCCGCGCACGCGCTCGCCCCAAGATCGGTTTTCAATTTGTTTTTTGCCGTGCGCGATTTGGGTGGCGTGGGGGTCTCTGATGCTAAGGGCGCGCATTGGCCTCCTTGCGGTTGGCGGCGCGGGTAGCCTGCGCCTTGGCTTGCACGGCTGGCGCGGCAAAGCCCTTGGCGACTTTGGCTTTGCCGCCGACCCGGCCCCCCTCTCGGGAGACCGGGTTGACGATGGTGTGTCCGCAGTTGGGGCAGCGCATTAGCACCCCCCAAAATAGATGTCGGCGCGGTCAACCTTGCCAACGCGGTCAACCCCGACCTCATTAACGTTTTTGGGGTTGGCAATTGCCCGCTTGATCTTGGCGAGTTGCCCCATGGTTAAGTGTGCGTAATGCGTATACCCGTGCTGCTGTGCCTCTGCATCAGTCAGAGCTATTGGCGTAACCCGCACGTTGCATGTCAGGTTGGTGTTGTAGCGGTCTGTAGCGGTCGCTGTTGCTGTTGTCATGTTGCCCTCCTGCGTTGCTGTTGACCGGCCCTGTGCCAATCGTTGATGCACAATCTACATTAGCCGGTTTATGATTGCAATAATTATTTTTATGCACATTGTGAACGCGATAAAAGCCGTTGGTGAGCTAGGGGGGGGTGCGAGCGGGCCTGGTGAGCTAGGGGGGGGGCGGGAACTATGCCGGCAGGGGTATGGAGGGGTTGTTATGGGTTTGATGTCTGATCGGGAGATGGCACAGCTTTGCCAGACTGCGCTTGCGGATATTATTCAGGGGAAGGTGCGGTCGTATTCGATCCAGGGGCGGACGTTTACGCGGGAGAATCTGACGGCGCTGCGGGAGCTGGAGCGGACGTATCGCTCGGCGGATGCGCGGCGGACGTATGGGCGGTCGCATTTTCTGGATATGAGTTAGGAATAAGACCGCAGACTGCAGACCGCAGACTGTAGACTTTTTGGGGGTGATATGAATCTTGGTGGAATGGTGAAGGGGTTTTTGCCGCGGGGCTGGGGGAATCCGTACCAGTCGAATGATACGGATCGGAAACGGCAGCGGCGGGCGCGGTCGCGGTCGTTCGCGGTGGATGAGGACCGGGGGCTGGGGCCGTATTTTCGTGAGGAAATCCGGCTTGATAACCGGGATATGATGCGGAATGTGGCGGCGGTTTTTGCGGGGCTGATGCGGTTTGCAAATGGTGTGGTGGGTACGGGGGTGCGGCCGGAGCCGATGACGGATGATGAGGGGTGGAATGAGAAGGCGAAGGCGCTGTATCTGATGCGCAATGCGAATGTGGATGCGCGCGGGCGGGTAAATATGCGGCTGATGCAGCGGCTGGCGGTGATCCACCGGATGCTGGATGGTGAGCTGCTGATGGTGAAGCGGCCGGATATGCGGCTGATGCCGATCGAGGCGGAGCGGGTGCAGACGCCGGCGGCGGTGGCGAAGCGCTCTGATCTGAATGTGGTGGAGGGTATCCGGCTCGGAAGGGATGATAATCCGCTGGGGGCGTATGTGTGCCCGCGTAAGAAGTCGAGCGGGGCGGTTGATCTGGGGCGGTATGAGTATATCAAGTGGGAGGATTTGTTTTATCTGGGGGACCCGGTGCGGATTGATTCGCTGCGGTCGGTCTCGCCGATCGCTTCGGTGATCGAGACGTTGCAGATGCGGGGGGATTATAATCTGGCGACGTTGGTGAAGGCGCGGGCGGAGTCGATGCGGGTGTGGGCGATTTATGAGGATGAGGCGGATGTGCCGCCGGGGTATGAGGACCGAAGCGCGGGGGGGACGTTTGTGGAGCCTTCGGCGGCGGGGCAGACGGAACCGGCGATGGTGCGCAAGAAGCTGGATTTCGGTGAGGTGTGGAAGGGGACGAAGGGGGAGAAGATCGAGTCGATCGCGAATGTGACGCCTGGGCAGCAGTATGAGCCGTTCAATGTTTCGCTGTTGACGGATTTTGCGGCGGCGCTGGGGATCCCGTATGAGGTGCTGATGTTGTGTATCGCGAAGGCGTCTTTTGCGGGGGCGCGGGCGATCATGGAGGTGGCGGAGCATACGTGGAGCCAGTGGCGGCAGTGGCTGATTGATGATTTCATTCAGCGGGATTGGAACTGGTGCACGTGGATGATGATGCGGAATGGGCTGCTGGGGCCGGCACCGGTGGATAAGGTGACGGGGCTTAGTCAGTGGAATCATGTGCTGTGGATTCCGCCGAAGAAGGTGATCTGGGACCCGCGGACGGATTCGGAGAGCCAGCGTAAGGAGCTGGTGTACGGGACGCAGAGTGTTTCGGGGATCCTGGTGAGCCGGGGAACGACGGCGCGGGAGGTTTTCTCGCAGCGGCGGCGGGATATGATCCTGGCGATCGAGGAGTCGCGGCGGGTGACGGAGGCGACGGGGGTGGAGGTGGATTGGCATGAGATCATGGATCTGAACCAGACGGTGAAGAAGGCGCCGCCGAAGGACGGGAAGATTCGGGGCGCGAGCGCCCCTGCTGATCTAGGGGGGGAGTGATTATGAGGTTTCCGAATATCTTGGGGGCGTTGTTTTGTGAGCCGTGGCTGATTACGGGGGAGATGCATAAGCGGCTTTGCC